ACGGTATCGCGGGCCGCTGGCCGTTGCCCCGACCGTATTGCAGAACTATGGCGCGGGAGGCAACAACCAGCCCTTCGTGGTGGATACGCCCAAGCTGCTGAAAATCCGCTGCGGGCAGACAGGCAGCGGCGGCAGGGGGCCGCTCATACAGGAGAACCTCTCCGCGACGCTTTCCTGCAACAATGACCAGACGCTCTTCGAACCAGAGAAGCGGACGGTTTATGGGATTTCGTCCGATTCGTCCAGGGCGATGCTTTCCGGGAATCCTCAGGCGGGCATCTATGAAGCCACGACTTCCCGGACACTGGACCAGGCAGGCGGCAACCCCGGCTGCAACCAGGGCGGTATGGCCATCGTGGAAAAAAGGGACGCTCCTGTCTACGCGATGACCACCGGGGAATACACGCAGGTGGAGAAAGAGAAGTCTCCCACCCTGATGTCCCGGGATTATAAGGATCCGGTGACGGTCAATCAGCCCCAGTATGCCGTGCGGCGGCTGACCCCACTGGAATGCGGCAGGCTGCAGGGATTCCCGGACGGCTGGTGCCAGGGGCTGGGAACCGTGGATCCGTCTGAATCTGAAATGGCGTTTTGGCGCGAGGTGTTCGAGACGCATCGGAAAATCATGGGGACGGCGAAAAAGCCGAAGACCAATCGGCAGATCCTCAAATGGCTGCTCAATCCGCATACCGACAGCGCGGAATATAAGATGTGGGGAAACGGCGTGGCCCTGCCCTGCGTCTTTTTTGTGCTTTCCGGCATTGTGGATTTTGCGGAAAAAGAAGTAAAATCCACAGAAAATCCTTGCTATATATAGCGTTCAGAGTGATATATGAACATGGGCAAAAGAAAACATGAAAGGGGATTTTACCATGAAGATTATGTATCACGCAGAGGGAACGAACCGCAAGGCACTGGCGGATGCCATCAGCCGGATTACCGGAGTAAGAAAGGTGTACAAGGGAATTCCAAGCTACGCCTACGAAATCGACTGCTTCACCATCGACCGCGAGGGCAGCCTCAGCTTCGATGACCGGACAGACAGCGAGGCGGTCGAGAACCTTATTGAAAAGCTTGACGAGATGGGCTTCCATGCCGAACCCGCCGAGGAGCCGCAGGCGGCAGCCGCAGAATCCAAGCAGCCCGCAGCCGAAGGCATCACGGTTTCCCTGCCGAGGGAGGGATTCACGGAAAACGCGCTCGAGAACCTCCAGAAGCTGGTGGCATCCAAGGCCAGCCTGATCCAAAAGGCTTTTAATCGGAGCGACCTGCCCATTGTCATCCAGGAAACGAGGATTGCCTTTCCCTGGATGAACGGCGGGGAGGAAGCGGACACAGTACAGGCACGGACGGCCTTCATCGCGGCGCTGGGCAAAGCGGCGAAAGAGCAGAAGCGTGTCACTGCCAAAGAGAAGCCGGTGGAGAACGAGAAATACACCTTCCGGTGCTTTCTCCTGCGGCTCGGCAGCGTTCAAGGGAGGTGCGAAACATGCGGTTTCCAAATAAGGAGCAAATTGAACTGCTCCGCAAGAAATATCCGACAGGGACGCGGGTGGAACTCCTGCAGATGGAGGATATGCAGGCCCCGCCGAGGGGCACCAAAGGAACCGTGTACGGGGTCGATGATACCGGCTCCCTGCTGGTCCATTGGGATAACGGCTCAGGACTAAACGTCATTTATGGTGTGGACAGCTGCCGCATCGTTCAAAAATGAGGAGGACTACGGGTGGACGAGAAGATAAAGGAACAGATCCTGCGGATTCGCGAGACGGGCATCACCAATATGTTCGACCTCCAGCGGGTCAAATGCCTGGCCTGCGAACTGGATTATGACGAACTGGTCGCGTTCATTGAGCGCGAACCCGCGCAGTACGTGCATTTCATCCTTACCGGAAAGTAAAAAATCTTGTGTATATCTGCCGCAAATCGCTTGCTATATATGTGCTTTAGAGTGATATATGTACATACCAAAAGGACAAACACAGCAAGCGAAAGCGAGGATTAAGAAAATGAAAGAAGCAACGGCAAGGCAGATTGAGAGCATGAAGGCACAGACGATTGGGGTAGAGGTAGAGATGTACGGCGTCAGCCGCAGAGCAGCTGCCAGCACGGCAGCCGAGTACTTCGGCACCAGCCGCTTCGAGGACACGGACCCGCGCAACGGATACCGCGCATGGAGCGCATGGGACGCACAGGGGCGCGAATGGAAATTCCAGCGCGACGTCAGCATCGATGCCGCGAACGAAAGCCAGCAATGCGAACTGGTAACGCCCATCCTGCATTACGAAGATATCGAACTTTTGCAGGGGTTGCTGCGGAGCCTGCGCCACGCGGGAGCAAAGAGCAGCCCCAGCCACATGTGCGGGGTGCACATCCATATCGGCGCGGCGGGGCATACAGCCAAGACCCTCCGCAACCTTGCAAACCTCATGGCTGGCCATGAAAGCCTGCTGATTGCCGCGATGCGCCTTGACCATGGCCGCATCAGCCGCTACTGCCGCACGGTCGACCAGCGTTTCCTTGAAGCCCTCAACAAGAAGAAGCCCGCCGAGATGAACCAGCTTGCCGACCTTTGGTACGGGATGCAGGGCTTTGGCAGCCAGCGCCATGCACACTACAACGGAAGCCGCTACCACATGCTGAACCTCCACGCCACCTTTACGAAAGGAACGGTCGAATTCCGGTGCTTCCAGTTCGCGAACCCCAGCGAGGAGCGCAAAGGCGGCATCCATGCAGGGGAAATCAAAAGCTACATCCAGCTTTGCCTTGCACTGAGTCAGCAGGCCAAAGACCTCAAGAGCGCCAGCCCCAAAGAGCCGCAGCGCGAGAATCCCAAATTCGCGATGCGCACATGGCTCCTTCGGATGGGCTTCATTGGCGAAGAATTCACGACCGCGCGGGACATCCTCACGAAGAACCTCGAGGGCGATGCCGCTTTCCGCTTCGGCAGGAGCATCCCTACGGCCTGAAAACAGGCCAGGCCCACGGCCCGCTTCGGCGGGCTTAAGGTAGTAGAAGGGATGTTCCTTCGGAAGCAGAAAGCGAGGGCGAAAACAATGAAGAAGAAAATCTACGCGGCCTACGGCAGCAACATGGACTTGGCGCAGATGGCGCACCGCTGTCCGCAGGCAGAGCTTATGGGCAGAGGGACAATGAAGGATTGGCGGCTGCTGTTCAAAGGTTCACAGACCGGTTCCTACGCGACCATTGAGCGCAAAGAGGGATACACGGTTCCGGTGCTGCTCTGGCAAATCTCAAAAGCCGATGAGGGCAGGCTGGATATCTATGAGGGTTTTCCTGATTTCTACTATAAGCAGAGGGTCGAAGTCGAAACCGAGCACGGATTGGAAAAGGGCATGGCCTATATTATGCACGAGGAGCGGCAGCTTGGCACTCCAACGGACAGATACTACGATGTGTTGGAACGGGCCTATAAGGCGTTCGGTTTTGACCTGCAAATCCTGCAGGATGCCTATGCAATCAGCCGGAAGGGTCTAGTTGACTAGACTTAGATAAATGCATACAGACCAGGATAGATAGGGAATTTAAGGACTGCCAAGCGGCGGTCCTTTTTGGGTGGTGATGAAGGATGCGGAAATTGAAAAGCTATACACCGACAAAATTCATAGCGAAGGATTCGGCCTACGATAAGGCCGCAGCGGATTATGCGGTGAATTTCATCGAGTGCCTGTGCCACACGAAAGGCACATGGGCCGGAAAGCCGTTCGAGTTGATTGACTGGCAGGAGCGCATCATCCGTGACCTGTTTGGGGTGCTGAAACCCAATGGATACAGGCAGTTCAATACCGCCTATATCGAAATTCCCAAGAAGATGGGCAAGAGTGAGTTGGCGGCTGCCGTGGCACTGCTGCTTTGCTGCGGGGATGGTGAGGAACGCGCCGAGGTGTATGGCTGCGCGGCGGACCGGCAGCAGGCATCCATTGTGTTCGAGGTCGCGGCGGATATGATTCGTATGTGTCCGGCCCTTGCCAAGCGGGTGAAAATCCTGGCATCGACCAAGCGCATCATCTACCTGCCGACGAATAGCTTCTATCAGGTGCTTTCTGCAGAAGCCTATTCCAAGCATGGCTTCAATATCCATGGTGTGGTGTTCGACGAGTTGCATACTCAGCCCAACCGGAAACTCTTTGACGTCATGACCAAGGGATCCGGTGATGCCCGTATGCAACCTCTGTATTTCCTGATTACCACGGCAGGAACGGATACACATAGCATCTGTTACGAGATTCATCAAAAAGCGTTGGATATTCTAGAAGGAAGAAAAATTGACGAGACCTTCTATCCAGTGATTTATGGCGCAAAAGAATCGGATGATTGGACGGATCCGGAGGTTTGGAAGAAAGCAAATCCGTCTCTGGGAATCACCGTCGGCATCGATAAAGTTCAGACGGCCTGCGAATCTGCTCGGCAGAACCCGGCGGAAGAGAATTCTTTTCGTCAGCTCCGACTCAACCAATGGGTGAAACAGTCCATTCGCTGGATGCCAATGGAGAAATGGGATGCCTGTGGTTTTCCTGTACATCCGGAAGATTTGGAAGGCAAGGTGTGTTATGGTGGGCTTGACCTTTCCTCCACAACAGATATTACGGCTTTTGTGCTGGTGTTCCCGCCAGAGGATGAGGAAGATAAATATTATGTGCTGCCTTATTTCTGGATTCCAGAGGACAATATCGATCTTCGTGTCCGGCGTGACCATGTTCCGTATGATGTATGGCAGCAGCAAGGATTTTTGGAAATGACCGAAGGCAATGTAGTTCATTATGGATATATCGAGCAATTCATCGAGCGGCTCAACGAACGATACAATATCCGTGAGATTGCCTTTGACCGTTGGGGCGCAGTGCAGATGGTACAAAATCTTGAGGGGATGGGCTTTACCGTAGTGCCATTTGGGCAGGGCTTCAAGGATATGAGTCCACCGACCAAGGAGCTGATGAAGCTGACCTTGGAACAACGTATCGCCCATGGTGGACAGCCGGTATTGCGATGGATGATGGACAACATCTTCATCAAGACAGACCCTGCGGGCAACATCAAGCCGGACAAAGAAAAATCCACAGAGAAGATTGACGGTGTCGTGGCAACAATCATGGCACTGGACCGAGCAATTCGCTGTGGATTGGATTCTGGTGAAAGCGTCTATGATGGACGAGGAATTTTGCTGATTTAGACGATATCGTCATTCAGTAACAGCAGCTACTGTGAGACGAAGTCCAAGTGGATGCATGAGTTTTAATAGAGTGTCCAGCTTTGGTGTAGTTTTGAACGATTCTATTCTGGCAACAGAAGACTGAGGCACACCGCACATAGCTGCTAATTCACGCTGACTGAGTCCTAGTGAGTTGCGTTTTTCAATCATCGAAGAAACAATAGCAGCAAGATTTTCAATTTCTTCCATGCTGCTTTTGTTTTCGGGGCTAATGCTTTTTACATAGTCCTTATACTCATTCCAAGTTCTCATTATTTTTCAGACTCCTTTCGGCAGAGATAATCATCACGTTCCGCTTTTGCCTGCTCGAGTTCTCTGCGGGGTGTTTTTTGTGATTTTTTACGAAAATGATGAAGAAGCACGAATGTATCATTTTTGAAGTAAAAGTAAAAGACGCGATTTGTTCCTGGACGTAGTTCCCAAATATCATCACCAAGATGTTTGGTGATATTATCTGGCAGTCTTGTACCGTTATCTTGTAAGAGCTGTATATAAAGACTGATTTGCTTAAATTGGATGCGAGCGTCTTTGCTGGTTTGGGATTTTATTCGTAGTGCTTCGATGAAATCCCAAAGCTCGGATTCGCCATTGTTTTTTTCGTAGAATTCAATTGTATACATTAGTATGCTCCAAACATCAAATCTTATTTACAATTTAATGATAGCATAAACGCTATCATGAGTCAATTATATGGGAGGGATTATATGAACTTTTTCAGTAAGCTGTTTCGTTCCAGAGATAAGCCTAAAAACTATATCAGCAGCCATCTGTCCTTCCTTTTTGGTCAGACAGCCGCAGGGCAGAAGGTCAATGAGAGAACGGCAATGCAGGTGACTGCAGTTTATGCCTGCGTCCGTATCCTGGCAGAAGCAATAGCGGGATTGCCGCTTTGTGTCTACCGCTATACGGAATCCGGCAGCAAAGAGAAAGTGCTGGATCACCCGCTGTACGCGCTTCTTCATGATGAGCCAAATCCGGAGATGACGAGTTTCATCTTCCGCGAGACCATGATGAGTCATCTTCTCCTATGGGGAAATGCCTATGCACAAATTATCCGGGATGGGCGAGGGCAGGTAATCGGACTCTATCCGCTTCTGCCCAGCAAGATGGATGTGAGCCGGGCGAAGAATGGTAAACTTGTCTACACGTACAGCCGCAGCATGGATGAATACGGCAGTAAGAAACGTACTGAGCAGGTTGAACTTTGTCGGGACGATGTGATGCATATTCCAGGGCTTTCCTTTGATGGCCTGATCGGCTACAGTCCGATTGCCATGGCGAAAAATGCTATTGGTATGGCTCTGGCCACGGAGGAATATGGCTCAACTTTCTTTGCTAATGGAGCAACACCGGGTGGTGTACTGGAGCATCCGGGAGTAGTGAAGGATCCAGCACATCTAAGGGAAAGCTGGCATGCGCAGTTTTCCGGCAGGAATAGCCATAATGTGGCCGTGCTGGAAGAAGGGATGACCTTTCATCAGATGTCCATCCCGCCGGAGGAAGCACAGTTCTTGGAAACAAGGAAGTTCCAGATTGATGAGATTGCCCGTATTTTCAGAGTGCCGCCGCATATGGTTGGTGACCTGGAAAAGTCAAGCTTCTCAAATATTGAACAGCAGTCATTGGAATTCGTGAAATATACGCTGGATCCCTGGGTGATTCGTTGGGAGCAGGCTATGCATCAGGCCCTTTTAAAGCCGGATGAAAAGCCTGCTCTTTTCTTTAAGTTCAATGTGGATGGGCTTTTGCGGGGAGATTACCAGAGCCGCATGAATGGCTATGCCGTTGGCAGGCAGAATGGCTGGCTTTCAGCAAATGATATCCGGGAATTGGAGAATATGAATCACATCTCTGCGGAAGAAGGCGGTGATCTTTATCTCATCAACGGCAATATGACAAAACTTAAGGATGCTGGCATTTTTGCCGGGAACCAAAAGGGAGGGGAATCGAATGAAACGTAAATTCTGGAACTGGGTGCGGGATGCTGACAGTGGGGAACGTACCCTGGTGCTGAATGGGGAAATATCGGATGAGACCTGGTATGGCGATGAAGTCACACCGGGTCTTTTTCGTGAAGAACTGTCTGCCTGCGAAGGAGATATTACCGTCTGGATTAATTCTCCAGGCGGCGATGTGTTTGCGGCAGCTCAGATTTACAACATGCTCATGGACTACAAGGGGAGCGTTAAAGTCCGGATTGACGGGCTGGCTGCCTCGGCTGCATCCGTCATTGCTATGGCGGGAAATACCGTGGAGATGTCTCCCGTGGCCATGATGATGATCCACAACCCGGCGACCATCTCCATTGGGGATGAGCGTGAGATGCAGAAAGCTATCGACATGCTTTCCGAGGTCAAGGAAAGCATCATCAATGCCTATGAAATCAAAACTGGCATGGGACGGGGAAAAATCTCGAATCTCATGGACGCGGAGTCCTGGATGAATGCTAAAAAAGCCGTGGAACTTGGCTTTGCTGACAGCATTCTTTTTGATGAACATGCTGCTGGTGAACAGGCAGATGGACTTGAAGCCATGATGTTCTCAAGGGCCGCCGTTACCAATTCACTGCTCAGTAAGTTCAAAAAACCAAAATCGGATAACCGGGTGGATGCAGGGCTGCTGAAAAAGCGGCTCTTTTTAATTACCCATTAAATTTTAGGAGGAATGATTTATGGATAAGATTTCAGCGATGCGTGAAAAAAGAGGACAGCTTTGGGAGCAGACAAAGACTTTTCTGGATACCCATACAGATGGAGAAGGGAAACTTTCGGCAGAGAATGCGGCTGCCTATGACAAGATGGAACGGGAGGTTGTGGATCTTGGAAAAGACATCGAACGCTTGGAACGTCAGGCAGCAATCGACGCGGAACTCGCGAAACCGACCAGCAAGGCCATTACGAATGAACCCGGCAAGGCTGGGATGGAAGTTAAGACGGGCCGCGCATCGGATGAATACCGCCAAGCTATGCTGCAGGCTCTCCGCACGAATTTCCGTCAGGTCAGCAATGTTCTGCAGGAAGGAGTAGACACGAATGGCGGCTATCTCGTGCCGGAGGAATACGACCGACGGCTCATTGATGTGCTGAACGAAGAGAATATCATGCGTGGTCTGGCAACGACCATCACGACCAGCGGCGAGCACAAGATCAATCTTGCGGCTACTAAGCCGGCAGCCTCCTGGATTGAAGAAGGCGGTGCGCTTTCCTTCGGTGACGCGACCTTTGACCAGATTCTCATGGATGCGTATAAGCTGCATGTAGCCATCAAGGTAACGGAGGAGCTTCTCTATGATAATGCCTTCGGTCTGGAAAGCTATATCATTGACCAGTTTGGCAAGGCCATCGGCAACGCCGAGGAGGACGCCTTCCTCAATGGTGATGGCAAGCATAAGCCCACGGGTCTTTTCACGAGCGCGAAGGTGGGCGTGACTACTTCGACAGCGAATATTTCTGCGGATGACATAATCAATCTGGTGTACGCTTTGAAGCGCCCCTACCGGAAGAATGCGTCCTTTATCACGAATGACCAGACACTTTCGGCTCTCAGAAAACTCAAGGACAACAACAATGCCTATATCTGGCAGCCGTCCTATCAGGCAGGCGAACCAGACCGGCTTCTTGGCTATACGCTCCATACCTCGGCTTTCGTGCCGCTGATTGCTGCGGGCAAGCCAGTCATTGCCTTTGGGGACTACAGTTATTACAACATCGGGGATCGCGGGACTCGTTCGCTGCAGGAACTCAAGGAACTCTTTGCCGGAAATGGCATGATCGGTTATGTGATGAAAGAGCGTGTTGACGGCAAGCT